GTATTGTTGCTTCACATCTAGCCCAGATGAAATTATTTGGGATTCGACAAGGAGTTGAATTCTTTCCGGCACAAGATAACTTCGGCAATCAAAGAAAGGATTTTGTAGACCGTGTAGTGAAATATAATCAACTTGATACTAGGCTAGATTCTATATGGGACTATTTTCTTTGTGATGGACAAGGTATTTTTTACATTCGACCCACTAGCACTAACTACAGATTTTATTATTTTAGGAAGCACGAATATAGAAGTTACTATGATGTTGATGGACAACTGGATGAAGTTGTTGTCATCTACAGTTATAAAGTTAAACAGGGTGGTGGATATGGACAGGAAGTAAATACCACATCTTTAAATGGTCCAGCAATGATGGGTCAAGGAGGAGCAAAAAGATATATAAAATTATCCATAAAGAAAAAGACTATCGAAGAAACACATTCTGAAGGAGAGATATCTTTTGAAACTAATTATCAGGCAATGCCCGGTAAGACTAAGACTTTTAAAAATACTTTAGGTTTTATTCCCTGCGTAGAGATATTTAATAATGCAAAAGGTTTTGCTGCTGAAGGAACAGGAGAGTTTGATGCGTTAGCTAACCATATCTGTACACATGATGAAATGATACGCACCATGCGTAAAAATGTACAGTTCTTTGGTAATCCAACTTTACTATCTTCAAGACCAAAAACAGATCTTATGGAATCTGGTGAATCTACAGTACAACGTCCATCTATTGCTGCTAATTCTGGTTTTGCTGGTTTAGGTTCATTAAGTCAGTCTAGGTTTAAATCTGATCCATTATCCCGTGGTGTAGACGGACAGATTAGAGTTCCAAGAGTTATAGCTAATTTAGAACCAAATGATCGTGTTGGTTATATTGTTCCTGATGCGATTACTGGTGATCAGAACTCTTTCTCCAGACAATATAGAGAAGAGATAAGAACAGCTTTAGGTGGTGTAGATGAACTTTCTATCTCAGCTGGAGTAACAGCCACTGAATACAAATCATTATTTGGACGAGTAGCGGCTACTGCTAAAAAGAAAGCTGCTTCTCTATATACGTATGGAATATGCCGTTGCTTAGAATTAGTTATTTTTCAAGAGGAACAACTATTCAGAGAAACCTTAGCAGGTGCTGTTGGCTTAGAGAAACCAGTTGATTTACCTGAAGATGCAACTCCTGAGCAGATTGAGCTTTATGGGGAGGCAATGAAATTCTACGAAGAGCAGATTAAACAATTAATGTTGGCAGCTCTACAGGCTCAACAGATACCACCCGGAGTGAAAGGTCTAATACCTGATGGAGATATAAACATCCAATGGAGATGGTTGGGACCTGTTTATGAAGACTCAACTCAGGATGTATTAAATAATTCTATAGTTGTTAGAAACCTTCAAGAATTAGGCGTTGATAGCATAGAAGCATTGAAATACCTCTTTCCGAGCAAGACGGACGAGGAGAGGGCAGCCATGTTATCAGGGTTCCCTTTCAGGATGGTAAACGAATTGCAGGGTGCATACTCTCAGTTCGCACGATTAGTGGGGGGTATGATGCAGACTCCTCACCCACAATCACCCGATTTACCAATGGCTGCAGATCCTCGTTTGGATCTAACGCCTTATCTGTATCGAACACTCGAAGCATTACAAAAGGAGATGAGCTATGCC